CGCGGCCTGATGGCTACGTCGACCAAACCGCAGGTGGTCATCACGGGCGCGCAGGTGCTCGCTCGTGATGGCCGCGTGGCCGCCACCATAGACCTGGTCGAAATCGGCGGCGGCAGCCAGGTCGTGACCGTGGACGGGGTCCCGGAGGAGCGGGTGCATCCGACGTCGACGCTGTTCCACGTCCGGTTCCTCAGCCCGGACCGGATGATCTCCGACGAGCTGCGCGAGGCCGCCTCGTTCGATGAGGCTGTGGCGCTGGGCGAGGCGTACGCGGGCAAGCTCGCCGAGCACGCCGAGCGGATCGCGGCGCTGGCCGAAGACCTGCGGGTCTGACCGTGGACTTCGCCGGCGCGGTGCTCCTCTCGCCGCCGGACACGCGCCGGCGGCACGAGCAGAAGCAGCTGACGAACCTGATCCGCGTCGGCGGCCGCCTGGCGGTCCTCGGCGTCGAGGACGGCCGCAAGGCGATGGGCTGGTGGCATGTGATGCGCCCTGGCTCGCACGGCACGCCGCAGGGCGATCCGGGGGCGCCGGACCAGGAGGGCCGCAACCTCGTCTACGGCACGTCGATGTGCGGCAAGACGAACATCGTCTCGAACGGCTACGCCGCCGACTGGCGCCCACCGCAAGGGCAGCTGTGCCCGGCCTGCTCCGAACAGCTCTGAGGGGAACGGTCGTGGCCCGAACATCGCTGCGCTGGGATTCCCCGTCGTCGCTGGTCCGCCCGCAGCCGGTCGCCGCGCTGCCCGCGTTCGTGCAGGTGGCCGTCGCCGACACCGGCAACACCGAACCCGCCTCGCTGGATGTGGTCCTCGGGGCCGGCGCGACGGCAGGAAACCTGATCGTCATCGCCGCGAACTCCGACGCGACCCTCACGCCGCCGGCCGGGTTCGCGACCGCGGCGAGCGCGGTCAGCGCGCAGGCCTGCTACTGCTTCTGGAAGATCGCGGCCGGCGGTGAGACGACGCTGACGGTCACCCCCTCGGTGGGCCGGCCGATGGCGCTGGTCGCCGCCGAGTACTCGGGCATCGCGGTCTCGCCGGTGGATCAGACCGCGTCGAGCTCGGCGACCGGCTCGTCCACGGCCGGCCCGGTGTCGGCGGGCACGACGGGCACGACCCTGCAGGCGGTCGAGCTCGCGATCGCGGTGACCGGCCCGCACTCGTACTCCAGCCCGTCGCCGCCCGGCTCACCGACCTGGACCAACAGCTACACCGGGCGCGGTGCTGCCGCTTCCGCGCTGGTGGCAACGGCCGGCCGCAACAGTGCCGTGTTCCTCGCCGATCTGGTCCTGATGAGCACGGGCACGACCACGACCTCGACGTCCTGGACGAACTCGTCGCAGGACTGGGGCGCGGTCATCGCGACGTTCAAGGGGGCCTAGGTGCCGCGGCCCTCGCTTCGCTACAACACCGGATCCGGCCTGGCCCACCCGAACCCGGCCGTCCCCCCGCCGGCGACCTACGGGTATCTGGCCGATCCGTCGTGGCCGGGCAGCTTCACCGGCGGCACGAACACCGCGGGTCTCACCGCGACGACCGGTCAGACCTACTCCTACTGGGACTTCAAGGGCGGCGTCGACGTCGGCACGACCGGCGTGGCCGCGAACAATGTGACCTTTCGGGGCTGCCGGTTCCAGTTCTCGGCGAACGTCTCCAACCAGGGTGACGCCAGCTCGGCGCAATGCCTGCTCTTCGGCGACAACGTGCAGTTCCTCTATTGCACGTTCCAGCCGTTCGTCTCCAACTACCCGACGGAGCTGACCGGCGAGGAGATCCAGTCCGACCGGTCGACGTACGTCGAGTACGGCAAGGCGTATCAGTACGCGATCAACGGCGGCGGCGGGTTCAACACCCACAACCAGGACCTCTTGGTTGACCACTGCGATTTCTGGGGCTTCGGCAACGCACTGGAGCTGTCGACCTCGTCGGTGACGCACCCGCACATCGTGCAGAACTCGTGGTTTCACCACGGCGGCGACCCGTTCGTCGAGAACGCGACCGGCGCGCAGTTCCACAACGACTGCTGGCTGGTGAACAACGGCGGCTACCACGGCGCGCAGTGCGTGAACAACGTGATGGAGATCTGGGGCAACACGAACTGCCTGGCCTGGCAGGGCACGGGCGCCTACAACGACTCGATCATCACGGGTAACCGGTTCTCCGGTGACCAGGAGACGATCAGCCTGTCGGCGTCCGGCACGTCGGCGCGGATCACTTTCACCGACAACGTCTTCTCCACGCGGATCGGCCGGGCGGTCGGCTCCGGCAAGCCGCTGCGCTCCTGGGCGGTCTCCGATTCGGGCACCGGGTCGCTGTGGCGCCGCAACACCTACCTGGTCGCGGCGTCGGCGTCCACCGGCAACTACCCGGGCGCGAACTGGGGCTCGCCGAGCTCGAACGGCCTCTACTGGCATCCGAGCGACATCGACTCGACCGGCGGTCACGCGAGCGACTACACCGGATAGGGGGAGGTCGTGGCCGGCTCGGTCGTGCAGGTCAACTCCGCCGCCCAGAACACCGGCCTCGCCACCGTCGCCGCCACCTTCGGCACCGCGGCCACGGCCGGGAACCTGCTCGTCCTGGTCATCGGCGCGGACGACTACATGGCGACCCCGCCGTCCGGCTGGACGCAGTCGACCGGCACGAAGCAGGAGACATTCCTCGGCCACTACGTGGTCTGGAAGGTCGCCGCCGGCGGTGAGACGTCGGTGTCCTACACGATCGGCTCGGCGTCGCCGTCGTGCTGGATCACCGCGGAGATCTCCGGCGTCGGCAGCCTCGACATCTCCACCGGCTCGCTCAACGCTTCCGGGTCGAACACGTACACGACGCCCGCGGTGACCCCGTCGGCCGGGAACAGGTACGCGCTCGCGAGCATCGGCGGCAGCCTCAACGCCAACTTCAGCCCCGGCATGGGCAGCTGGACCAACAGCTACGCCGAGCAGGCGGACATCGCCACCACGCTCGGCTCGGGCACCCGCGACAACATCGGCCTGGCCGCCCTGTCGTTCGTCGCGTCCGGTGGTACCACCTCGTCCGGGGTGACGTGGGACGGGGCGGTTTCCCCACAGTCGCAGACCGGCATCATCCTGGTCTTCCAGGAGACCACCGCGACGTCGATCCCGTACGTGCCCCGCGCTCAGCCGGTGTTACGCGATCCGGGAGAGTCGTACTACGGGCAGCTGTCGCGCCGCGCGGCACCGGGCATGCTCGGCACGGCACTGCTGGAAGGCCCGCTGCTGGGCCAGGCGACAACGGCCCAGCGGGCCGCGTACTACCCGCGGGCGACATGGCAGCGGCAGGACCGGCCCAAGGCCGACCAGTCGGCGCCGCCGGTTCCGTTCGACCCAACCCTCGCCGGCACGAAGACCGCGCAGCTGACGCCGGCCACGCACGTCAGCCGCAGGCTGGTGCCCGCCCAACCGCCCCGGCTCGCCCCGGTCGACGTGGTCACGATGGTCGGCACGGGCGCGACGAACGCGTGGTGGTCCGACGACCCGGCGGTCGCGTACATCGCGGCGACGGCGCGCCGCTACTCCGATCCGTCACTGCTGGCACCGCCGGCGACGCCGGCGGATCCGCTGCTGTTCCCGCCGGCCACCGCCCGCCGCATGCCGGTCACGCACGCCGACCGGCGTGAGGTCCCGGCCCAGCGGACCGGCACGGTGCCGCTGGACAATCTGACCTCGATCGGCACCGGCGCCACCAACGCCTGGTGGTCGGTGGACGACTGGGCGCACTTCGGCCCGGCACAGCGACGTCAGCTCGGCGTACCCGACGACACCGTGGTGGTCGGCACCGGCGCGATGGTCGCGTGGTGGGGTGTCGATGACACCGCCGCCTACCTCGGCCAGCGTCGGGCCGCCGTGCTGCCGCAGGCCGCGCCGACGCCGTTCGATCCGCTGCTCGCGGCGTGGCTGCCGCTGTGGCTCGCCTGGAACCGGGCGGCGACGCACGCCGACCGCAGACTGGTCCCGCAGCAGCGGCCGTACATCTCCGACCCGTCGACCTACCCGCAGCCGGCGCCGGACGCCGACCCGCTGCTGCTCGCGGCCGCGGTCGGCGGTGACCTGTGGCGCCGGGTCAACCTGCCCGCGTTCGCGGATCGCCGTGAGGTCCCGCAGCAGCCGCCCCGGCGAACCCTGTACTTCGACGCCGGACCCGGCGTACCGCCTCTCACGCTCGCGTGGGGTGCCGGGGGCGCGTACTGGCACCTGTACAACCGGCCGTCCCGCCTACGCCCGTTCTGGCCGCAGCAACGCCCGTCCCTCGTCATCGAGTGCGACTGCACCACGCACCGGCCGTACACCGGCACGACCGCCCGGCCGGGCGGTGGCACGACCGCCCGGCCGTCTACCGGCATCACCGCCCGACCCTGCGTCTGCAGCTGAAGGAGGCCCGATGTCCCGCGCCTCCGTCCTCGCCCGTGGTCAGGCCGCTGCTGAAGCGGGCATGGCCGACGCGTGCACGATCCGGCGCGCGAATGTCGGTGGCACGACGGACCCGGTCACCGGCTACCCGACGCAGTCCTACACCCAGCTCTACGCGGGGAAGTGCCGCGTGCAGCAGATCACCGGCATCGGTCGTCCGCACGACGTCGGCCAGGACTACATCCTCGAGCAGCGCATCGACGTCCAGCTTCCCGTGGCCGGCACCGAGGGCCTGAAGGTTGGCGACCAGATCGTCATCACGGCCTCGGTCAACGACCAGGATCTCGTGGGCCGCACGTTCCTGGTGCACGACCTGGCTCACAAGAGCGAGCCGACGGCCCGCCGGGTGTCCTGCACGGAGAAGACGGGGTCCTGATGGGCATCGAGTTCGACACCCACGAGGTCACAGCGCTGGCCGATGCGATCACGAAGGCGTCCGCCCCGGCGCTCGCCGACACCGAGGCCGTCGTCTTCAAGGGTGCCATGAACATCAAGCGGGACGCGGCCCGCCGGATCTCCGGCCATCCGCGTTTCCGTCGCGTCCCGTCCTCGATCGACTTCGACATGTACCACAGCCTGAAGGGCCCGGCCGCCGAGATCGGCCCGAACCACGCCAAGCCGCAGGGCAACATCGCGCACATCGCCGAGTACGGCGGCCTGCACAGTGCGCCGATCCCGTTCATGCGCCCGGCCGCCGACGCCGAAGAGCCAAAGTTCGTCAAGGCGCTCGAGGACCTGGCCGTGAAAGCGCTGGGTCTCTAGTGGGCTGGCCGATCCAGGACCACTTCGACGCGTTCCTGGCGCTGGCCGAAGCGGCGCCCGGTTCGCCGTCGCTGGTCGTGCTCGACGGCAAGGTTGACGACGGTGTGGTCGCCCCGTACTCGCTGGTCTACTTCGCGATCGAGACGCCGGACGGCACGCTCGCCCCGGACAAGATCTCGCTGACGCTGGCGTCCACGGCGATCAACTGCCGGGCGGTGGTCCACTCCGTCGGCGCCGACCCGCAATCGGCCCGGGCGGCCCGGGCGGTGGCCGGCAGGTTCCGGGCGGCGGTGCTGGACCGGACGCTGAGCGTGGCGGGCTGGTCGTGTTTCCCGATCCGCTGGCTCGAGGGAATGCCGCCGCAGCGCAACGAGGAGATCCCCGGGTCGACGGTGTTCGACCAGGTGGATGTCTACGGGTGGACCGCGGTTCCGGGCTAGCGGCGGCGACCGATGGTCGCGCTGATGATCGCGTAGAAGACAAGCCCGACGAGCAGGCAGAAGACGGCCGCGCCAGGGTTTTCCATGTACAGGGCTGGGGTTTGAAGCAGGAGCCAGGCGATCCACGCGACCGCGACCGCTAGGACGATCCGGTTCCCGCGCAGCGTGAGACTCCAGGACCGCCGCGGCTTGTCGAGGTGGGTCTCTTCGATGACCCGGTCCACGTATGCCTCTGGCACGGCGTAGCGCGCGGCGATGTCGGCGACGTCGGCCCCGGCCAGGAACTCCTCGACCATCCGCTGGTCCGAGGTGCTTGCACTCATGCCGGTCACTGTACGGCCCGCGCGCATGAGATCACCGTCCGTCATTCGGCGGATTCCCTGTCCGATTTCACGCACTTTAGGAGGCGCGTCGGATGACGCTCCAGACTCCCCAGTCGGTCGTCACTACGGGGACGACTCCGGTGCCGATCACTCCGACGGCGTCCGACACGTTCCCGGTGAGCGCCTTCGGGCCCGCCGGCATGTACCTGCGCGTGATCACCACGGGCACGGCCACCAACGTCGCCATCCAGGATCCGACCTTCACGGACATCAGCAACCCGGGCACGGTCACGCCCGTCGCCGCGCCGGCCACCGGCGTGCGGATGATCCTCGTCCCCCGGGGCGCGATGAACAGCGCGGGTGTCGCGACGGTGACTTTCTCCGGGGCGCTGACCGGCGTCACGTACGAGATCTATTCCGCCTAGGAGCGCGCGATGCCCAATCAGAGCTACTGGATCCGCGACGTCCGGGGCATCTACGCCCTGGTCGACAGCGCGGCCGAGCGCGACCAGTGGACCAAGGTCCACGCCTGGGTCGACGCCGACGAGCCTGGCAGCACCGATCAGGTGTGCGTCGTGAACGAGAACCCGGAGATCGGTCCCGGCCAGCTGCCGTACGGCGCGGTCGAGGACTGGGGAGGCCTGGGCTGGAAGCCTGGCCCGCCGCCCGGGGACTCCGGCCTGGTCGCCGAGCCGCCCAAGAGTTCCGCCAAGGTGTCCGCCACCAGCGGCGACAAGATCAAGGAGTAGGTGAATGGCTGACATCCCCGCTGATGGCAATATCCGGGCCTACTGGGTTACGTCCATCGCGTCCCAGAACGCCCCGACCACGACCGAGCTGAACGCCGGTATCGATCTGACCTCGACGATCACCGCCGATGGCCTGATGGGCCTTCAGCCGGACACCGCCGACATCGACGTGTCGTCGCTGGCGTCGACGTTCAACGCCGTGGACAACGGCCGAGTGTCGTTCTCGGGCACCAAGCTGCGGCTGAAGAAGCAGACGTCCACGGACACGATCTTCAACACGTTGACCAAGGGCACGGCGGGTTTCCTCGTGGTCCGGCGGTCGGTCGCGCAGGCTACCGCGTGGGCGTCGGCGCAGGGCGTCGAGGTCTACCCGGCGAAGTGCGGCGAGACCGCGCGCGTCGACTTCGAGCCGAACTCGCTCGAGCGGTACGAGATCCCGATCAAGATCACCGCCGGTGCTGCGGGTACCGGCCCGTCGCTCCGGGCCGCTGTCGCGTAGTCCGCAACCACTTCAAGTCGCCGCCTCTCGGGGCGGTTTTTTCGTGCCCGGCCAGTCTCCTCCCGAGCTGGCCGGGCGCTCATATCGGGAGACATCGGGAGCGGGAGAAACATGAGCGGCAAGGCCACCCTGAAGAACTTCAAGGAGATGCTGGGCGCCGCGAGGCTGCCGGAGCGCACCGTCGAGATCTGCCTGCGCGGCGACCTGGTCGCCGATCATCAGGCCGCCGAACGCGAGCTGGAGAAGGCCGAGAAGCAGACCGGCAACAGCCTCGCAGGCAATGGCTCCGCTGAGATCGCCGAACGCATCCGGGCGCTCGAGGCCGAGATGCAGGACAGTGTCGTCGAGTTCCGGCTCCGGGGCCTGCCCTCGCCGGCGTTCCGCGCGTTCAAGGCCGAGCATCCGATCCGCCTCAAGGACGGCGAGCCCGAGAAGCAGGACGTCGTCTTCGGGTTCGACATCGACAAGGGCTTCGAGCCGCTGACCCGCATGTGCCTCGTCGACCCCGAGCTCGACGACGAGACATGGGCGCAGCTGCTGGAGAAGCTCACCGAGCAGCAGTTCGAGGAGCTGGCCGCCGCCGCCTGGTACCTCAACAGGGGTGAGGTCGACATCCCTTTCTCGTCCGCCGCTTCGAGGCTGATGCAGGCTTCCGCCGCCGAGTAGAGGCCGCCGAGCGGGCGGGCCAGCCGCCGTCGCGGCTCGACGGCCGTGAGCCGGCCGAGGTGACCGAGTACGAGTACGAGCGGGGCCGCCTGGTGCGGTCGGTGACGACGCGGGAGCCGCTGTACACCGAGCAGGACCGCGCCGAGCTGATCGCGCTGGCCGTCTACCGCGACGGCCTGTGCCCGAAGTGCGGGAGGCCGCTCGAGGTGTGCACCGCAGACGAACGGCTGCCGGACGCTGCCGAGTTCGACGTGTCCTGGCGGGTCTGCAACGCCACCCGAACCCTGCTCGAACGGCAGCGCGGCACGTACGGCGACAAGGACCACCCCAACCGCCCGGCCCACCTCTGGGGCACCACGATCCGGAAGAAGTAGCGGGCCGCCCCGACGGGATTCGAACCCGCACCGATGTTCCCTCTCGGCCGAAGCCGAGGTTCTGGCGTCTGCCTATTTGCCCCACCACAGGGCGGCCCACCTGCCGATTCTACGACGAAAGCGGGTGAGCCGTGGCGCTGCGCACCGTGGGAGTCAAGCTCACCGCCGACGTCTCGCAGTACATGTCCGCCCTGACCCGGGCAGGCGCGGCGACGAAGGACTTCTCCAAGGGACTCGATCAGGCGGCCTCGAAGGGCCACCTCGACAAGGTCGCCGACACCGCAGGCGTCGCCGGCATCGCGCTGGTGGGCATGGCGGGGTATGCCATCAAGGCCGCCGCCGACTTCGACAAGGCGATGTCCGGCGTCTCGGTGGGCGTTCAGGACGCCGCAGGCAATATGGGCGCGCTGCGCAAAGCCGCTCTCCAGGCTGGCAAAGACACCATGTACTCGGCGACACAGGCCGCCGAGGGCATCACTGAGCTGGGCAAGGCTGGCCTCACTTCCAAGGACATTCTCGGCGGCGGGCTGAAGGGTGCGCTGAACCTGGCGGCGGCCGGCCAGATCTCGGTCGGCGAAGCCGCTCAGACCGCGGCGTCGGCGATGACGCAGTTCGGCCTGTCCGGCGAGAAGGTGCCGCACGTCGCCGACCTGCTCGCCGCCGCAGCCGGTAAAGCTCAGGGTTCCGTGCACGACATGGGTTACGCCCTGTCGCAGTCCGGCCTCGTCGCCAGCCAGTTCGGCCTGAGCATCGAGGACACCACCGGTACGCTGGCCGCCTTCGCGAACGCGGGCCTGATCGGCTCCGACGCCGGCACCAGCTTCAAGACGATGCTGCTCGCGCTGGCCAACCCGGCCGCAAAGACCAAAGACGCGATGGATGAGCTGGGCATCTCGGCGTACGACGCGCAGGGCAAGTTCGTCGGCATCACCAACCTGGCCGAGCAGCTCAAGACGAAGCTCGGCGGCCTGACCCAGGCGCAGCGTGATCAGACCCTGGCCCAGATCTTCGGCACCGACGCGATCCGCGCCGCGAACGTCCTCTACAAGGAGGGCGGCGCCGGGATCCAGGACTGGATCAACAAGACCAACGAAGCCGGGTATGCGTCCAAGACCGCCGCTGGCCTGACGAACAACCTCAGCGGTGACATCGAGCGGCTGAAGGGCTCAGTCGAAACCCTGGCCATCTCGTCGGGCTCGGGCGCCAACGGCGGCCTGCGAGTGCTGGTGAAGGCGCTCGACTCCCTGGTTGGGCAGTTTCTCGCTATGCCTCCCGCGGTCGGTTCTACCCTGACCGTTCTGGCCGGCGTGGGTGGCGCCTCCCTGCTGGCGTTCGCCGCTTTCGTCAAGTTGCGGAAGGGGATCGCGTCGGCGGTCGTCGAGCTGAACGCGATGGGTCCGGCCGGCGCGGTCGCCGCGACCGGGCTGTCGCGGGTCACGGCGATCGCCGGGAAGATCGGCGTATGGTTGGCAGTCCTCGAAGTAGTCGGCGAGATCGCGAAATTGTTCGACACGACGTCGGCCAATGTCGACCAGCTCACCGAGTCGCTGACCAATTTCGTCAACACCGGCAAGACGACCGGTGAACTGAGCAACATCTTCGGCGACAACCTGAAAGAACTCGGCAAGAACGCTCAGGCCGCCGACGCGGCAAGCCATGGTTTCTGGAAAGGCCTCAACACCCTTACGACGGTGCTCCCCGGCACGTCATCGATGGTGAAAACGCTGAACGACCAAATTTACGGGCTGTCGTTCGACAAGGCCAAAGAGAACATGGCGGCGCTCGACCAGGCGCTGACTTCCTACATGACCACCACCGGCGACGCGGTGAAAGCGTCTGACCTGTGGAACCGTGTCCTTGGCGAGTCGGGCATCGACACGGAACAGCTCGCGAAGCTGCTGCCGAACGCCTATCAGGAAGTCGGGAAGCTCAATACCGCTGCGGACGAAGCGAGCAAGTCCGGCAAGGCGATGGGCGCCGGCACCCAGGCCGCCGCCGGCGGAGCGGACGCGTTGGCCGGCGCCGCCGGCCCGGCCGCCGCTGCGACGAAGAAGCTTACGACCGCCAGCGACGCCGCAGCCGCGGCGGCTCACGGTCAGCGCGATGCCCTCGCGTCGCTGTCGGACTTCATGAAGCAGGAGACCGATCCGGTTTTCGGCCTGGTGAAGGCCGAGGATGATCTGACGGCTGCGCAGAAGAAGACCACGTCGGCGATCAAGGAGCACGGGGCCAAGAGCAAGGAAGCCAAGGCCGCCACTCAAGAACTCACCCTTGCCGCCATTGCCCTGCAGGGTGCGGTCGGGAACGTTTCCGGCAGCTTCGACGGCAAGATGACCCCGGCGCTCAAGAGGACGCTGCAGGCGGCCGGGGTGACCGCCCCGGAGATCAAGATCCTCGAGGGCGAGTTCAAGAACGCCAAGAAGGCGGCCGACCAGTACAGCGGCAAGTACGACGCGAAGGTCTCGGTCACCGGCTACCCGGCAGCCGCGGGCCTGCTGAACCGGCTGTCGGTCTACCAGCAGGCGCTGAAGTCGGGGAAGATCCCGGCCGGCTTCAACGGGCCGATCAAGGGCCCGGACGGCAAGTACTACGCCGAGGGCGGCTGGACCGGGCCGGGCTCGAAGCACCAGCCCGCCGGCGTCGTGCACGCCGACGAGTTCGTGATCAAGAAGGACTCCCGGCGAAAGATCGAGGCGCAAGCACCGGGCATGCTCGCCGAGATGAATGCCACCGGTCAGGCGCCGGGGTACGCGGACGGCGGCCAAGTATGGCCGTACCGGACGACGGCGGCGATGACGAAGATCCCGTCGAGGTCCGCGGTGGCCTCAGTGGTCATGGGCGACTTCGGCCAGTGGCCATCCAGCCCGGGCGCGCAGCGCGGCGACTCCGGGGTGTGGCGCAAGATCGTGGCCCTGGTGAACGCGTCCGGGATCCCGCACACCTTCGGCAACGCCTACCGACCCGGCGACCCGCTGTGGCACGGCTCCGGCCGGGCGGTCGACTTCATGGGCTACAACCAGGACCGCCTCGCGCAGTTCTTCATGGCGCGCGAGAACCAGGTCCTCGAGCTGATCCACCGGACCAAGACCCGGGACTACGGGGTTACCCGCGGCCACTACAACGCGATGCCGCACCAGTGGCCGCTACACCGCAATCACCTGCACATCGCCATGCAGGAGGGCGGCACCATCACCGAGCCCATCATGGGCATCGGCGCGTCGGGCCGCACCTACTCCTTCGGCGAGAACTACCAGCCCGAGCGGGTCACCCCGATGTGGCAGAACGGCGCCGGCGGCGGGGGTGGCGTGACCGTGGTCCTCGAAAATCACGGCGTCATCGGGTCGCGCATGGAAGTGCAGACCTGGCTGGAAGCGTCGGTCAATGACCTGAAACGCAAGGGCAAGATCTGATGGCCGCCACCTATCGGCTCCAGATCGACTGGCAGGGCAACGGCTTCGGCGACCTCACGAACGATGATGTCACCGCCCGCACCCTCGACCAGCGCACACCGGTCGCGGCGAAGTACGGCCGCAGTCAGGCCCGGCAGTTCTCGCCGACCGACCCCGGCGAGATGAACTTCGAGCTCAACAACATCAGCCGGGACTACTCGCCGGAGAACACCAGCTCGCCGATCGCCGGCTTCGTCACGCCGGGCCGGCAGGTCCGGTTCCAGGCGACCGTCGGTACCACGACCACGACGCTGTATACCGGCTACCTCGACGACCTCGACATTCGCCCGGGACTCAACGACCAGTCGGTCCCCGCGACCTGCCACGACGCGCTGGGCAATATGCAGGGCGTCACGATCTCGACCCCGCTGTATCAGGGCATCCGCACCGGCGACGCGGTCGGCTACGTGCTCGACGCGGTCGGCTGGCCGGCGGCGGCCCGGGACCTGGACGCCGGCGTCTCGTTCCTGCCG